TTACCAGGAGTAGTCGTTGTTGGATTTGTAACTGAAGATGAGAAACCTGTAGAAACAATAGCCTGCCCAAGATTATTTTTTAGATATATCCCATTAATAGTTGCAGCGACCATTGTTCCGCCCTCGTAGACTGGAATTTGGATTTCTGAAACTTGGGAGTTCTCTACTTTTCCTTCGGAAGATGTATTAATCATAATCTGAGAAGGGAAAGAATAAATTTGATGGGGAACTTTTTCTGCGATATACTCTTCAGCCGGTTGTCCATCCAACCTTATCACAATTCCGTTTTGATCATATGTTATTGCATTACCGATATTGAAGTATCCACTTATTAAATCTAAATAAAAATTATCGTTTAAACTTCTTAATTCACCGGCAACAATTGAGCTCGCACTTAAGTTTGTAATAGCAACCATACTAGCATCTAAAGTACCTGTAGTAATGTCTCCTGCATCTAAACTTCCAATTAGGCCACTTGCAGAAGTTATACTTCCTGCCAAGATCTTATCAGCAGTAATTGCTTGAGAAGCTATTTCTCTTGCAGTAATTGATTCTGCTATTATTTTTTCTGCATGAATAGTATTATTAGTTATTAAATAACCATCTAAACTATCGGTACTTGTTGAGACAAGCTCTCCTAAGTTGTTTAAAGTTAATAAAAGAGGTTTTGAATTAGGGTTAGTTGGATCAGAGCCTGTTATTAAAATTCTCTCCGCAGATAACGTTCCCGTAGTAATTTTACTTGCATCTAGAGAAACCATTTGGGCACTTCCAACTTTTAAGTTGGCAATATATCCGTCTGTGACCAATAGGTCTTCAGATAAAATCGTCCTGATAATTCCTGTATTGATGTTTGCTAAATCAATATTAGCGTAAAGTGCGTCTAAAGTAGTTGTAATAATCGAATCTGCCGATATACTATCAGCTACCAGGGTTCCAATTTCAGCATCTGTCGCATAAATACTATCTGTATAAATTCTTTCTGCTTCTATTTCACTAGCAATCAGAAGGCCAACTTCAATCTTAGCCGCTTCAATCTCACTAGCAACTAACCTATTCGTTTGAATATAGTTAGCATATATCTGATCGAAAGCACCGCCTGAACCAAGGCCGCCACCCGCCGCACCACCAGTACCCCAGTAGTTAGCATTAAAGGCAACTTGAGAGCTGACACTATTACTCTTCGCAATAAGTTCAGCAAGATAAGTTGTGTCGTCTCTTAGATGTAAATCATTACTGAAGTCAAAAACTAAAGAGCCTGTCTCTGGTTGATGAGTGTATTTTAATAATATTACATTATCAGTGAAGCCCAGTCTCTTACTTTCAACTCTAATTATTTGTCCTAAAGTTGCTAGAGACCATGAATGCTCGAACTCTACAAGTCCTAGAAAATCTACTAAGTCCATAGTAAACTGCATTCTAGGTTTGGCAATTCGGCTTAACATATCTAAACCAAATTCATAAAGGTCTTTTGCATCTTGGATACTATCAGAGGTATGTGTGGCGTCTCTGATGTAAGGTTCCATTTCTCTGATAAGGGAACCCGCAGTTAATGTATTCACCGTTTCGTAACTAGCAAAAACGTCAGGCATTAGAGATTTATTTTGAATAGCTCTAATAGCTTCAAGTTTTGATGTAATTAAAGCTTCTAACTGGACTAGACTTCTAGGGCTGGTTGTCATCGCGCCACTCATTTGAGCGTTTATTTTTGTATTCAGAGCGTTTATCGTCTTAATGGCCGCGTCTAAATTCGTTTGCTCAAGTGCGGTTAACTCTCTGGGAGTTGTGATGATTTCTTCTTCAGGTGTCCCCTCATTAACAATAAAACCGTTTTGTATAGACATGTAATGGTCATAGGTAACTAAAGGTCCTTGTCTATCTTGCGTCCAAGTATCTATCAAGTCTTGAGATTGTGTTTCTTCTATAAATAAAGCTTTCAAGTTGTTCCATAGTACAATAACTTGCGCCTGATTTTCATTTAAAGTTGTGAAGTAAGCGTCTATAGCTGTTTGTAAGTGCGTAGACATATACTTGTCATTTTTAAAATAACTGTAATCTTCTACATATGAGTTACCATGCGCCATACGCTCTGCTACAACTCCGACTCCGTCTGTGTTATATAAATAAAGCCTTGTCTTAATTTCTTCTTTTTTAAACTCTCTAGTTAAATTCAAAATGAAACTTTCGTCTGAAATGTTTCCATTAGGCGTTGTCATAAGATCGTTTAAGGTTATAATCTTAATAACCTTGTTTATTGTATCATAGATAAATAAGCAATTCCAAGCTTCTTGAATTTGTTTTAAAAGCTCTAAAATATTTGTTTCAGAAGTTGTAATCATTCTAACTTCTTCTCTTATACTTTCTGGAATTATTGGTTGACCTTGCGCGTCTCTCTCTAATCTCCAACTTGTGAATCTTTCGATCTCATTGAAAATACCATAGTAGTATCCATCGGGGTCTATTGTTTCAACTACAAATTCATCAATAGCATTCGTAGTTGGCATAACAGCCCAAGGGTAGCCAGCGCCGTCTACAGGGTGTTTGAAATATAAAAATCTCTCTGTAGATGGTTCGTAGTCATTAAAGTTTTTCATATTCAGTTCGTATTCTCTACGGTAAGCATGAATCTCTTTAGTAACAACTCCATTAGCGTCTCTCTCAACGCAGTTATCTATATAGTAATAATCCTTTTCATCAAAAAGAATTAACATATCTTCTTCTAAAGTATCAAAGAAAGGAGCAATTTCTTGCTCTCCTTGATCATTAGTAAACTCTCTTGGATAGTTAAAACTCACTTCCCCAATATCACCTAAAGCAGGAGAATAGGATAAATCTCTTGCAAGCACAAGTTCGCCAATTGGAACTTCATTAAGTTCAGTTAAGAAAACTTTATACTTATGATATAAAAAATCTGTATTAACAAGTGACATCTAATCCCCTCCTTTAGTATATTATTGGTTCTTGAAATTTAATTGTGGCCTTCCAACCCTTTGAAGCGTAAAATGTATTATTACCTTTTATCAAGTAAGGGAAGTCAAAACCTGTGGTTCCTTTATAGCGATACAGTGATTCTCTAGTATCAAAGTTTGTAATACTTCTATATTTAGAATTTATATAAACTTTATTTACGGTAGGAATCAGCGCGTTAGACACTCCGATAACTTCTGCCACTGTTGGGGTTGCTGTCCAACCCTGAACATTTGTAGCTGAAGTAATACCGGTTTCTCTTTCTAAGAGTATTGTTGGATATATTTTATCAACTGCTATATAGTTATCAATAGCAATAACTATTGAACTACTAGTTGTTGTGCCCGCAGGTAGTATAATCTCTCGCACCGCTTTCCACGCATATGGAGAGTTGGAACGGAAAGTAATTTCTATATATCCCTTACTGTTTATCGTATTCAAGTTCAAATTTGCCGAAGCAATTACATTGTAAACAATATTAGGCCTATCTGAAAAAGTAATTGGTTTATATTCATTATGAAACAGCCAATTTGCTATAAGTTGTCTATCAACCTCTGTCCAGTCTTTCGGTCTGTCGTATGCGTCTAGTAAAGCAAATTGTTTGGTAAACTCTATTGGAGTTCTTGTTATCTTTTGAAGGTGCGGTTTAAAATCATTTGGATGTTCAACCTCCATTATGTTCGCACTACCAATTAAAGTCTCTGTAAGAAAGCCACCACCACTTGTTCTGATTGATTTCATACTGTATGTACTTGAAGGTATTCCATCAAATGTAAAATTTTCTCCTAGCATATCCTCACCTCTTTCTATTTATTTTTAAAAGGGAGGGCTATTTGCCCATCCCTTTTAGTTTATTGGTTAGTTTTGCAATAGCATCGTCAGACATTCTCTTAAGTTCTGGTAAAGTATCCTTGTCTACTGAACCTTTAACCTCAATAAATTTGTCGATTTTAACTAGTATAGGTTGTGTAGTAACTGCATTTTTGATATTTGGTATTGTTAACTCATGTTTTGCAATCATTTTCGCAAGGTCTTTGAACTGTGCGTAGTTAAAGACATACTCAGGTTTTGATTTCGAACCATGGACTTGTGCAGGGCCAGTATAATCTATCTTACCGCCTTCAGCATAAGCCTGGTTTACCTTAGTTGAACTTGTAGCTACGCTATAGTTAGGAGTAGCTCCAGTACTAAATAGGTTACTTACTTTTTTCAATATAGCGCTATCTATAAACTTACCGCTTGCACCAGACATTAGGCTAGAATATAAATTCATACTTCCGTATTTCTTACCATAACCAAAATAAGTGTTAGCTAAATCTTTCAGCTCTCTCTGAGTAGCTGGTCCGAAATCTCCGTCTACAGCGACTGTTCCCACATTATCTGAACCGCTATATCTTGCTGCCCTATTAATAAAGGTCTGAAGAGCTCTTACTTCTCCGGCGCTCATTTTAGGGGTAGGTGGGGTAGGTGAACTCGTAGGTTTAGGAGGTGTGCCCCCACTAGAGGCACTTCCGCCGCCACTACCTCCGCTAGCCGAACTAGCCGCGCTAGCAGCACTCATAGCGTTATTAGCTGCACTTGCAACTTCTTTCCATGTTTGAATTGTCTCAAACCCAAGTTTCTTAATTGCCGCTAAGACCTCAGTAACCTTCGTTCCAAAATCTGCTACTTGTTGTTGTCCAAAGAAAGTCCAAAACTCACCATTAGCAATCGCTAACTCTTTGAAAGCTGCGACTAAAGGAATCATTTCACCTTGTAGATTCGCAATCATTCCAGATTGAGTAGCTTGTTTTGCTAGTAGGTATTTCTCTTCGTCTGAATATTTTTGGTCTAAGAAAGCTTTCTCTGCATCGAAAACAGCCTGGGCGTTTGCAATTCTAGAATTCTTTGTTTCTTCTGCCTGAATTCTCTCCCACTCTGCTTGGCTCTCAATGAAAGCCCTTTCTCTTGCATAAGCTTCCTCTTCCATGCGCTTAAGTCTTTCTTCTTCTGTTTCGGCAAGTTGTTTTCTTTCCTCGGCAAGAGCTTCCTCAAGTTCTCGTCTTCGTTTAACTCCACCAATAGTAGAGTCAAAACTAGCAATCGCAATTTGATACTCAAGGTCAACAATACCCTCTTGGAGTTCTTGTCTTTTTTTAAGATACTCTAGTAACTCATCTTCTGCTTTTATGCTCTTTTCTTTAATATCTAATACTTCTAACTGTGCATCTTTTTCTTTTTCTAAAGTTTCTTCAATAGTATCATAAGCATCTTCAGCCGCCTTCTCAGCATCTTCGAAAGTCTTTTCCATTGCTTCGCGTTTTTGTTCTTCAATCCATTCGATATATTTTAACGCAAAATCAAAAACTTCTTTAGTTGCGTCTTGAGTAGCTTTCATTGCTTCATTGTAGGCTTTTAAAGCTTCTTCTGCTTCTTTTGCTGCATCTGCCATATCTTTAGTAGACTTGGCTGCTCCACCGGCACTCTTCTTAGCCCCGTCTAAAGATTTTCTAATGTTATCAGCGTAATTACCGATACTAGAAGATTGCATCTTAATCTTAGCAGTATCTGCTGAAATACTATTGATAGTATTTTTATAAACATCCGCAGAAGTATTCATAGCTTTCGCAGTCTTTGTTGCAGAATCTACTAGATATTGATATGCTTGTCCAGACAGTTTATTATCTTGAGCATACTTTACAATCTGGCCTATTTGTACTTCTATTCCCTTACCTGTAGCGGCAAAGAATTGAGACCACATTTTACCTAAAGATTGAATAAGTGCATTTTCTACTTTGATTCTAGCTTCTGCCCTTGTTTTAGAGTTCATAATATCTTGACTATAGTTTGATGCTAATCCATCAAACATGTCTGCTGAGAGACCTAAAGAGCCCATTGTGAATTGACCAGTATTCTCAAGCATTGTGATATAAGCTTCTGCTTGAGTATTCGCAGTGTCATTAAACGCGTTACCTAACGCTTCTTCTAGGCCTATTCTGTCTCCTGTGTATTGCATCCATTGAGGATACGTAGATAATAGCAAGTTATCTAATTCTGCATTAGTTACTTTCTTATCATTGATTATGTCGTATAATGCTGCATACTCGTTAAGTTGGTCTCCAAGAGTTGCATACTCACTTTCAAAACTTTCTCTAGCTGCACTTCTTGAAGCTGCAAGTTGATCTTCTGTCATTATTTGTTCTTCTAAAGAAGCAATATAATCTTGTTCAACCGCAATTTGAGCCCTCATAGCATTACCTAGGCCTTCGTTTTCTCCAGCTAGTTTTGTCGTTTGATTCGCAGCGTCCGCTAATTCTTGTTTATACTGCTCGAGAGTTATACTACCATTCTCATATCTTAATCTTAAAGATTCAAAACCAGTTCCAAGTTGGTTTATTGAATAATCAACACCTTGGATTTCTATTCTCATATTTTGGAATTGAGTTCTCATAGCTTGCATTTCAGGAGAGTTTATTAATTCATCGATTTTAGCTCCGTCATAATAAGCTTTACCAAGTTCTTGTAATAACTCAGGTGATCTTAAAGCTTGCTGCATTACAATAGGAACTTCTTGACCTCTTGCGATTAAAGTAGTAATCATAGCATCCATAGCTTCGTTACCAAGACGCTCGAACTCTGGAAGAGCAGATTCTTGAAGGGCTATGATCTTAGCATTGCTTTCCATTGCCTTAGCTAGTTTTTGTTCAGGGGAGTAAGTAGAATTTCCAGAGTCTTTTCCTGCTTGATTAATTTCATCGTATAAAGCTTTAATCTTTCCTGTAGCTTCGTCTGTATCTAGTAGGAATTCTCTTTTCTCTGCTAAGATAGTATCTACGTTTTCTAAATAGGCTTTAAAATCACTTTGCTTCAAAGCTTCTTGAGCTTTATTAACATCCTCTAAGCTTAAAGAAACACCTACAATTTTGTTACCATAATTGTCTAGTTGAGTTCCTATCTCAGGGATTTTTGAAATTAATAAGTTATTTAGTTCGTAAAATTCTCTCAGTTCTCCAGAGTTTAGTTCTCCTAATCTTGATCTATATTCTATAATCTTAGCAAAAGTTTCTTCTATCTCTAAAGCATTAACAGCTTCGCTAGCTACGTGACTTTTAGCAGTCGCTTCAATTTTTTCCATTTCTTCTCTAGCTAATCTTGCTTCTTCTTTAACTCTTTTAATTTCACTACCTATTAAAGCAAAAGCTCCTGCTACGAGACCTGTTAGTATTAAGGCAGGGAACATTGTGCTTAAAGCAACTTTAAGTCCGACAGCTGCAGCTCCAAGGCCTTTCATTAATCCAATTTGTCCAGTTGCTACTGCGGTAAAAACTTTACCACTAACTGCGGCACCTGAAGTGGCTGCCCCTAAAGTAACCATTTGTCTTGCTGCTGCAGTTAATCCATTAACAAAAGCCTGTTTAAACATTAGCATAGTAGCTTTATTTAACAGTCCAAATTTTGTAATTAGAATCATAACAGCTACATTTAATAATCCAACACTATCTACAACCTTCACTATAGAAGTTCCAAGGTTTGTTAGTTGAATTAAAACATCTGAATCAATAAAGTTAATCCATAATTGTTGCATGGCGGCTTCAAGCTTCTTAGATGCTGCTTCTGAACTTTGTAAGTAAGTTGCGTAACTTTCTTGTAATGTTCCGGCCGCATTTGTTAAGTCATTATTAATCGCTTGAACTTTATTAAAGTTATCCATTACTGCAAAGAATCTATTTTGTTGTCTTACACCGGCTGCTTGAGTAGCAATATAAGCCTGAGTGTTTTTATCAAGGTCATCCCAAATAACAGATAGGTCTTCAGTAATATCATAGAAACTTCTGATTTGACCAGAAGCATCTGTAAATTCGATACCTACAGATTCAATGGCTGTTTGAACTTGGTTTAGATCTTCGTTCATTTCACCGGTTTCTTCATTTATTTTACTAAATCTAGCTAACATACTCTTTAAAGAAGTACCTAGTTGGCTGTCACCTTCTTGGGTAATTTCTTTCATTGTTGCTAGTAAAGCAGAGGTTTCTTCAATTGAAAGTCCTGCTGCTTTAGCACCAGAAGCAGTTTTACTAAAAGCTTCACCTAATCCTTCAACGTCAGACGCTGAAAGCATAGAAGC